GATAATAAGATTTGGGCAGCAAGGCGTGTCGGGTTCTCCTAAGAAGAGTGGGGAATCTAAGTCTGATGCAGCTAGAAGAAAATCTTTTAAAGCTCGTCATGCTAGCAATATAGCTAAAGGAAAGATGTCAGCTGCATATTGGGCGAATAAAACTAAATGGTAATTAATAAAAAAAACAAATAGTTATGCCAATAAAGAAGAAAAGTGATAAAGGAATGAGTCACAACAAAGCAGCAAGAAAAGCTGATGGAAGTAGATTAGTTCAAGCTATAAGACGTAAGAAAGCAGAGGTAAAGAAAAAGAAGAAATAATTGTTTAACTTTGTCAAAAATAATTCTAATTAAATGAAAGTAAGGGAAGTAAGTTACGAAGAGAAGTCAATTTCTGAACAAGAGAAAGAACTTCTTGCAAAGCACGAGGAAGAGACTAATAAAAATATTGAGGATAAGGACAACCCTCCTGTAGATAATCCTCCTATTAAAGACGAGGAAGATGTAATTAAAGACGAAACTACTAAGTTTGAGTTGGATGATAGTTCAGTATTGGATTATTTAAAAACTAAATCAGGTAGAGAGTTGGATTCTTTAGAGTCTTTATTTGAAGAGAAGAAAGTAGAATTGCCAGAAGATGTTGAGGCATTCTATAAATATAAGAAAGAAACTGGTCGTAGTTTAGATGACTTTATAAGACTTAACAGAGATTTTGATACAGAAGATTCTGATAAGGTTTTATTTGAATACATTAAAGAGCAAAACCCATCATTAGATGCTGAGGATATTGCTTTTGAAATGGAGAAGTTTAAATACGATGAGGATATGGATGATGATGCGACAATTAAGTCTGCTAAATTATCTAAGAAGAAAGAACTTGCTAAGGCAAAGGATTATTTTAATAATCTTAAAGAACAATACAAAGCTCCTCTTGAGTCAAGAGATCCTTTAGTTCCGCAAGACGAATTGGAAGAATACAATGCTTACAAGGAATATAAAGGTAAGTTATCTACCGAGCAAGAAGAACAGTTAAAGCGTTCTAAGTATTTCGCTGATAAGACAAATGAGTTATTCTCAGACAAATTTGAAGGTTTCGGATTTGATATTGATGAGTCTAATAAAGTTGTGTATAAGCCAGGAGATGCAAAGACACTTAAAGACCAACAGTCAGACTTAAAGAATTTCGTAGGAAAGTTTTTAAATGACGAAGGTTACTTAGGTGATGCAGAAGCTTTTCATAAGGCTATAGCGATAGCAAATGATCCTGATAAGTTCGCTAAATTCTTCTACGAGAAGGGTAAGGCAGACAGTACTGAAGGGTTTGAGAAAGAATCTAAAAACATTGACATGGTTCGAAAACAAACTACAAGTACGCCAAAAGATGGACCAATTGTTAGAGCGATGGATAACTCATCAGGAAATGGGTTAAAATTTAAAAAACGTTAAAACTAAAACAAAATGGCTGGAACATTAGCAACAAGTCCAGGTGTAAACATTACACCTTCATCAGTTAAAGCGGCATTGCCGACTAACTACATTACAAACTTTGATTTTTTAAATCAATATTTACCTGACACTTACGAGAGAGATTTCGAGCGTTATGGTAATCGTTCAGTAGCATCTTTCTTAAGAAATGTATCTGCTGAAATCCCTACTGCATCAGACCTTATCAAATGGAATGAGCAAGGGCGTTTACATACTAAGTACACAGTAGTTAATGCTGACTCAGTAGCTACTACTGATACAGCGTTATTCTCTATCGCTGGTTCAACTTCTTGTGTATTCCGTAAAAACCAAACAGTATTTTTAGTTGCTGAATCAGGTTCTTTAACTGCAAAAGCTATTATCTCTGGTGTTGGTACTGCTGACAGTCTTGCTGATGAGCAACAATTTGAGGTTAAGTTCTACGAAGCTGCAGGTTCTCCATTTGCTCAAAATGATAAAGTAACTGCATTTGTTTACGGTTCTGAGTTCCAGAAAGGAACAAACGGAATGGTTGGATCTAACGAAGCTGAAGTTGATATCTTTGAGGCTAAACCAATCATCATCAAAGACAGATATTCTGTAGCTGGTTCTGATATGGCTCAAATTGGATGGATTGAAGTAGAAGGAGATAACGGAATGGGGTACTTATGGTACTTGAAGTCTGAGCATGAGACTCGTTTACGTTTCGAAGATTACTTAGAAATGTCTATGATTGAGGCTGTTCCTGCTGAGAATGGTTCTGCTGCTGAAGCTTACTTATCTTCTAATACAGGTGGTGGTAACGCTGGAGCTGAAGGTTTATTCGAATCTATCGAAACTAGAGGTAACGTATGGTCTGGTGGTAACCCAACTACACTTGCTGATTTTGACTTAGTTGTAGACCGTTTAGATAAACAAGGAGCTATCGCTGAGAACGTATTGTTCCAAAACAGACAATTCTCTTTTGATACTGACGATATGTTAGCTGCTCAAAACTCTTATGGAGCTGGTGGAACTTCTTACGGAATGTTTGACAACAACAAGGATATGGCATTAAACTTAGGATTCACAGGATTCAGAAGAGGTTACGACTTCTACAAAACTGACTGGAAATACCTTAACGATGCTACTTTAAGAGGTGGTTTAACTGCTGGTAAAGTAAATGGTTTATTAGTACCTGCTGGAACTACTTCTGTTTATGACGAAGTAATGGGTTCTTCAGTTAAGAGACCATTCTTACACGTTCGTTACAGAGCTAACGAAAGAGAAGATCGTAAGTTAAAAACTTTCATCACTGGTTCTGCTGGTGGAGCTAACACTTCTGATGAGGATGCAATGAATGTTCATTTCTTATCTGAGAGAGCGTTATGTACACTAGGAGCTAATAACTTCTTTATCTTTAAAGGATAGAATATAAAGAGAGGGGGATTTAAAAGTCTCCCTCTTATTTTTTTAAGTTAAAATTCAAATTAAAATTCAAATGAAAAAGCAAACAACAGTAAAAGACAGAACTTACCTATTGAAAGGTAAATCACCATTAAGTTTATCTATTGCATCAAGAGATTCAGCTAGATTTAGATTATTGTATCACGATACAGAAGCTAATGAAGGTAGAGGAGCTAACAGAGCATTAAGATACGCTAAGAATCAAAACTCTCCTTTTCAGGATGAGCAAGATGACACAGCTATATTAGAACCTATTGTATTTGAGGATGGTAAGTTAATTGTACCTAAAACAAATCCAGTATTACAAGAATTTTTAAGCTATCACCCAGGGAATGTAGACAACGGTGGTGGTGAATTTTATGAGTTTGACCCTGAAAAAGTTGCTCAACAAAACATTGAAAACCTTAATTTAGAGGTAGATGCACTTATCGCTGTACGTTCTTTGGACATCAACACTATGAAGTCAATAGGTAGAGTTCATTTAAACGGTAACGTAGATAAGATGACATCATCTGAATTGAAGCATGATATATTATTATTTGCTAAACAAAACCCAAGAGAATTTTTAGACGCTATTGACGATCCAGAATTAGGAGTTAGTAATATGGCAACAAGAGCTTTATCTGAGGGGTATATTCAGTTAAGAGGTGGTAAAGATTTATTCTACGCACTTCCTGACAATAAGAAGAAGATTATGACTATTCCTTTTGGACAGAAGCCTGAAGACGCATTGTCTGAGTGGTTACATTCTGATAAAGGTAAAGATTTCTTCGTATTCTTATCTGAAAACTTAAAAGATTAATTACTATATTTGTACTTTCAATAATTTTTCTTTTCATAGCTTAAAGGGCACTGCATTTTTGTAGTGCCTTTTTTATTATCTTTGTATTTAAAATGTTTACACATGATAAATAACGTAAGAAATACAGTTTTATCTATAATCAGCAAAGACAATAGAGGCTATATAACTCCAGAAGAATTTAACCAATTTGCAACACAAGCGCAATTGGAATTGTTCGAGAAATACTTCTATGATTATAGTGCTGCTATAAACAGTCAGAACAACGGTAGAGTATACACTGTTATATCTCATGGTTCTGGATATTCTGATATTCCTCAACAGTTAGCAGAGGTAATAGATAGCTTTGTAACTAGCACAGTATTACACTATAATGGTGCTACTTTAAAATTTTACAAGCCAGGTGAAGACCCTTCATTTCCTAATGAGGACTTAGCTTATAAGATAGATAGAATCATCTATAACGATACTGTAGAGATAGAAAAGGTAGATAGACACAGAATGATTAACATGAACAATAGTTTAGTTGCTCCTTCTGTTTTATATCCAGTATATACTCTTGATAATCAAGGAGTAAAGGTTTATCCATCTACCATTTCATCTAATTGTATTGTTGAATACATAAGGTTTCCTAAGACACCTAAATGGACGTATGTCTCTTTATCGGGAGGTGAACCTTTATTTAATCAGTCAGCGGCAGATTATCAAGACTTTGAATTACCTGAAAATGACGAGACAAATCTTATCATTAAGATATTACAATATGCAGGTGTATCAATTAGAGAGCCTGAAGTTGTAGCTATGGCTAAACAAGACGAATTACAAAACAACGCAGAAAAGAAATAATTAGATGGCATATATAACTCCGTATCAGTATTATACGAATGGTGGTGTTACACCTACAGATTCAAATTGGGGATCTTACCAATATGTTTCACTGGATGAGATAATGAATAACTTCTTACTGATGTATGTCGGTAATGATAAACAGTTAAATAACGTGAAGAGACATGAAGTTTTATTTCATGCAAAACAAGCTATAAAAGGACTTAGTTATGATGCGATGCGCAACAATAAAACTGTTGAATTATTTGTCGGTGATGACCTTAAATTTATATTACCACCTGACTATGTTGACTATATTCGTATTTCGCTGTATATCAATGGTGTATTAAGACCTCTTACAGAGAACAGGAGAGCTAATTCTGCGCAAGGATATCTTCAAGACAACAATAATGATGTAATGTTTGACTCTAATGGAGAGATATTAGTTGGTCAATCAAGACTTGATTTTGATAGAATAAATCAAACTGTCTATAATGGGACTGGCATATATAATGGTCAGTTAGGTTGGTGCGTTGATGATAATTGGTATTTCGGATATCAGGTAGGTGCTAGATATGGTTTAAACCCAGAAGAGGCAAATTCCAATCCAACCTTTAGAATACAGAATGGAGTGATAGATTTTAGCTCTGGTGTTGCTAATCAATTGATTGTATTAGAGTATGTATCTGATGGTATGGCGAATGGAAATGAAGCTGATGTGGTTGTACATAAATTTGCAGAGGAATATGCATACAGATACCTTAAATTCGCTATATTAAACGCCAAGGCTAATGTTAATCAATATGAACGACAATTAGCTAAGAAGGAGAAAGATGCAGAGCTTAGAAACGCTAAAATAAGGTTAAAAGGTATTCACCCATCAAGACTGTTAATGAGTCTTAGAGGTCAAGGAAAAATCATAAAATAATATGGCAGAAATTAAGAATACTTTTGTCCTTGGTAAAATGAACAAGGACTTAGATGAAAGGCTAATAAATAGTGGTGAATATAGAGATGCTT